TTAGCCGAGGCTTTATCCGGCAGACGTATAATTTAAAGCAACCCTATTTCATTTCTATCCATACCCAGCGGCTTATCTGATAAGCACGTCATCATGCTTTTTGGTATGTGAATATACGGTTCGTTATCTTCTTCGTAAGTAGGGGTCTCATTTACGTTCATTCTGACGTCATAAACGTGCTCTGGGACCCATTGATGATACCAAACGCTGTCCGTCATAGCATAAACAATTATGAACGGTATATTCGTGCTAACGGCGTAAGAAGCACCTTTACGCAGCTTGTTGCCTGACAGTATGAAAGTATCGTATTTAGTCGCTGCAAAACTTCTGCATTTTACCTCGCACCAATAGCTTTTCTCTGCAGACTCTATCCAAAAGTCTATTGAATAATTAGTAGGCAGTTTGTGACAACTTACCCCCCATAATCCTTCAAGAAATCCGGCTACACGTTCTTCACGCTTTTGATCGTCTCTGGTTTCTAAGCTTGGTGTTTTCATAAGCTCTCCTTTTAAAATTAACTCTTATAAAATACTTTCTGATTACTGAAAATATTGTTAAAACAATTACCTGTATAAGTGAAAGAAAAAATGCTGATTGGAAATCCAACCACAATAAAATTTGTAAAACAAAAAAAGATAAGAACCAATTAATAGGTAAAGCTAAGGTCGTATCTACAGTCGCTTCGTGTAGAGCTTTTTTATCTATCTTCATTATTCTTCAAAGAAAGTAGGATCTACGGCAACAAATCTTTTTGTTGGCCTGCCTTTACCGCCTACTTTTACTTCTGTCTCCTGTATTTCTCTTGAATTCTTGAGTCGTTCTATAATCTCTTTGACTTCGTATGACTTCATACTTCTGAACAATTCGTGCCTATCAACGTCTCTTTTGGATATGCCTTCTTCTCCTCTAGACCTTATGTAAGACAACACCTGTTTAATCTTTGACTCTGTAGCTGAAGAGGCAACCTTGTCTCTGCATGCTTCAATAAACAAAGAATCATAGTATCTAACAAAATCTATACACCATTTAGTAATGTCTCCTGGTATTGTTTCAGAATCTATATGGGTGGCTAAGGTAGCAGATAATGAAAGACGCATAGCCTTTTCTCTTGATCTAGACAGTAAAGGTTCTAGATTATCTTTTTCAAGCACGTCCTGTTTTTTGACTATTTCTGCAGCAAAATCCTGCAACAGACTTTGTGACTCTTTATCAAACTTTAAGACGGTTTGTTGTAAATCAAACTCTGCATTATCTCTTTGTAGATCACCTAAGTTGGTTCTTGGCCTACGCACATAGTTAACCCAATCAATTAAGTTACTTGGTGCTTTTTTAAACTTCTTAAGACTACCCACTCTTCTAGGTTCTGTTGATTCCACCACCAAAAATCTGTTTAGGAAACCGTCTTGTATTCTTCCGCTATTTAATGCTTTGTAAAAGTTTTTTGGTACAGATAATCCAACCAAGGTAATTGCAGGCTTATAAGTAAGACGGTTGATGCTTTGTTCTTTATATTGATCTGGAATACTCATCAAAGAGTAATTATCAGGCCTTAGAACACCGTGACATCTGCCCCAAGCCTCCATAAGCGTCTGTATACCGTCCTCTCGGTTAAAGTTTTGCTGACTGCTTATAGCCTCCAAGCGCTTACCAAACTCGTCCATAATCGTGATTTGTGTGGGTCTCAGACGCAATATAGAGTGTACTGCCCCACTAGAAGTGTATCCATCACCCACTACTAAAGATGCATGGCTAGATGAATTAAGGACTGACTCTATAAAAGTTTTGATGTTTTCTTTACCTTGGCCTGATTTAGCAATACCCATAAAGTAAAGCGAAGAAAAATTATTCATATCAGTACGGTAAAGTCTGCCACAAGCAACAGATGCTAAAGCTAAAGATCCAATCAAAGAGAGCTCTGGTTGCGGTACTTGCGCTATATCTTCACAAAAATCAAACATTTCTTTTAATAAGCCAGGCGGTTTGAATAAATCAACAGGCTTCTTAATATCTTCGGCAGCTTGCACAAAGGCAGGTGCTTTTTTATTTTTTCTATCGTGTGTTCTTTTTACATTATCAACGACAGAGTTTATTTCTCTTTGAGACAAGGGCGGACTGTTTTGCCTGTTCCAAGACTGCATGAAGAACTTAATGAAATCCATATTTAAATTTTTAGATATCAAGTATCCTGACATTCTTGCTGCCTGATCATTACGCGAACCTTCGTTTACACCGTCTAAAGTAAAAGGGATAGCTTGGTGCTTTTCATCGTTCTTTGTGGCTCCTGTTATTTTGTAATACTCTTCTTCTGTAAAGTCTGGAAGATCAGTAACGTCATAGACTTTCCAATCAGGAAAAGTTTGTGGTCTGTATATCTGTCCGTTTGCATGGCGGTTCCAAGGTGCAATAATTAGACCTCCTTCGCCTCTGATGTCTATCAGTCTTTCTATAGGCGTATCATTCGTCCTTCTGGTAGCAAACGTAGTGTAATGTTGAGGGTTATTATAGTAGTAGTGCATACCCTTACCTGTAACGACTTTGTAGGGTGTTACGGGTAGGTTTTTTTCTACCCAGGTCATAGCTTCTGGCGAATCAGCGTCAACCACTATAAATTCACCACACATCAAAGCTACTACTAGATTATCGCGGTCTTTGAACCACTTCTCTACCAGTTTGCGCTCTGGTCTTTTCTTCTTATATTGATCCCACCCTTTCAAGAAAGGAGGCGGTTTTTTATTTGAACGTTGTAAAGGGACTACGTTGTAGCCTTCATCATAATAGCCTAAAGCAAGATCAAGAGAAGAATCATTCTCTGAAAACTTAAGCTGAAACATTTATTCTGTATTTTCAATTATGTCCTTTAAATTACCGTAAATAGATTCAAAATCTAACCGACCTTCTGTTGCTCTGATTATATTTTTTGCTTGCGGTATTGATGGCAAACGATATCCATATCTCCAGGCTTTTATGGTAGAAACAGAACAATTAAATAATTCGGCTGCCTTAGCGTGTCCTAAAAATTTTATGTATTGTGGTAATGTATAGCGTTCCACTTTCCTGTCTCTTATCTTTGGTGTTATATTTTTTTTCTCTAATGTTTTAAGTTCTAATGTTGCTAATTGTTTAGTCCTAAAATAATAATTAGCTAACCATTCTACATTATTATTTGCTTCCAAGTTACTCCTCCGAAAAATAGTTATTTACTTATGGTAATCTATAAATTACAATAAAGCAATTTTATAAATATTAGAGGATAATAATATGGCTGAAAATGTACTTATGGATCCCTTTGATACCATACTGGATCAGGGGTTGAAAATATTAATTTATGGGGACACCGGCAACGGTAAAACTAGGACCTCAATAACTTGTCCTGGCAAAGTCTTGATATTAAATGCAGAGGCGGGATTACTGTCAATCAAAGATTGGAAGAACGATCCAACTACAAATGCAGAAGATGTTAAGGTTTTGAACGTACAAAGTATTCAAGATGTTGAGGACGCTAGGAAAAAACTTGAAGCAGGAGAACTAGAATTTGATACGGTTGTTTTAGATTCAGTATCTGAGATAGCTGAAATTATGTTAGCTGAAGAAAAAAGACGTAATAAGGACGCAAGAGCAGCATACGGTAATGTAAATGAAAGCATGACTAAGTTGTTAAGAGCGTACAGAGATTTGAAAATGCACGTTTTGTTTCTTTGCAAACTAAAAAAATCAAATAATGATGGTGTCTGGATGTTTGAGCCTGCCCTCGTGGGACAGCAGCTAGGCCAACAAATACCTTACTTTTTTGATGAAGTCTTTGCTATCAGAAAGGTAGAAGAGACTAACGAGGACGGTCAAACCGAAAGCAACTCTTGGTTGCAAACTAACCCTGGTCAGAACTACGTTGCCAAGGATAGAAGTAACGCTCTTGATGACTTTGAGGTACCGAACATAACTAACATTATCGACAAAATACAAAATCAAGATAAAACACAAGAAATAGGAGGTGCTGATGAATGATTTTGATGGAATGGACTTTTTTGAAGACGGCGATCAAATAATGTCCGAGAGTGCTGCCGGTACATTGACTGCACCTTCGGGCGATTACGAAGCAGTCATTGTAGAAGCTGAAAACACAACGTCAAAGGCGGGCAATAAAATGTCTGTCATAACGTTTCAGATTGACGGCGGAAACTACAGGGATCACAGAGAATACTTTAATCTCTGGCACCCGAAAGATGAAGTTCAGGAGATTGCTAGACGTAATCTTTCTATACTTTGTAAGAAGTTGGGGCTAAAAGCTTACCCTAACAACATAGAAGATCTGAAAGGATCTATTTTGAAAGTGACCCTCGAAAAATACGAAGACGGTACTTACGTTGACAAAAATGACGAGGAAAAACCTAGCT